CCAGCAGTTTAACGGTGACGGGTCTACGACTACGTTTACCCTCAACCGTACCGTTGCTGACAAACAGTCGGTGTTGGTGTCTGTAGACGGTGTTATCCAAGATGCGGCATCTGCGTACACAATCCCTGACGGAGTTACTCTGACTTTTACTGCGGCACCGTCTAGTGGTACTGCAAACATCTTCGTAAACTTCCTTGACCTAACTGCCGGTTCAATCACACCGCCAGCAGAGAACAAGGGTAACTTCAAGGGTGGTGGCTTGTTCCGTACCAACGCACAGAACCTGACTGCCGACACAACCATCCTTGCAACTGAGAACGCAAACGTGACTGGGCCGTTCACTGTAGACAGTGGAGTGACCCTGACCGTTGAAAGCGGCGGGACATTGGTGACGCTATGAGTACGTTGAAGGCAGATACCATCCAATCGACCAGCGGCGGTGCGGCTACGTTGACCAAGCAAAGTGCGGCGAAGGCTTGGGTAGGCGTTTGTGATTTGACAGATTCCAACAGCGTAGTGGACAGCTTTAATCTTGCCAGTGTTACAGATGATGGCACAGGCAAAGTTGACATGAATCTAACAAACGCATTTGCAAACGCAGGGCAATCTACTCAGTTGACAGACGCTTACTGGGGGATAGCACAAAACCGCCTTAGCGGACAAACTTCTAGCAAGTGTCGTTGCAGTATTGTAAACGAAAGTTTTACACCACAAGACGCTGCTTTTTGCATGACGGCTAACGGAGACCTCGCATGAGTGAGATAAAGACAAATCAAATCAGCAGTCTCACCGGCAGCAACAGTGACATCACCCTCGACCCGGATGGCACGGGTGACCTGATTATTGCGTCGGGCAACGTGGGCATCGGGACGACTTCGCCGGGTGGTTCGCTTGAAGTTTACAAAGCCGGAACCTCTGAGGTTCTCATTGGCACCGACAACGGTGGCACAGCACAGCTTTCCTTGTATGAAAACAATGACGGCACCAAAGAGGGCTTGCTCAAATACGACGGCACCAACAACCGCATCCATCTGGCTACGTCTGGCGCACCTAATGCGCTAGTCATACCTCGTGACAGCGGCAGCGTGGGCATCGGGACTACAAGTCCCGACAATGTAAACGGCCTGACCAAAGGTGGTACGCACCTGATGGTCAACAACGACAGCGGTGGCGCAAGGCTTAATGTCGAAGGCAGCACAGATGCCCGGTTGCATATGGTGGACACTGGGGCGTCGGCAAATCAAAAGACGTATCTGACCAAAGTCGATGGCGGCAATTACACCATCAGCCTTGAAAACGACGCTGGTTCTGCAAGCGAAAGGCTCCGCATCGACAGCAGCGGCAACGTGATGTTCCAAACAACTAACCAAGATGCCAACGTTGACGCTTCAAGTGGGGTAACTCAGTTTTCCTTTAGGGCGGCAGATGGTCTAAGGGCATCAACCAGCGGAAGTCATTACTTTAATAAGTTTAGTGACGGCACCATTATTGTTTTCAGAGGGCAAGGAACCGATGAAGGCAACATCAGTATTAGTGGCACAACCATATCTTACAACGGTGGCCACCTTGCACGTTGGTCACAGGCCACAGACGGCAACCGCATCGACGGCCTCGTCAAAGGCACCGTAATGACCAACCTCGACCAGATGGCGGTGTGGCATCACGAGGCGCAGCCAGCCACCTATTACGAGGAAGGCGACGAATTGCCCGAAGGCGTGTCGGTTGGCGACGAAAAGACACCGGCTGTTGCGGCCTATGACGAAGACAACGAGCAGCTTAACTGTATGGCCGTGTCGTCTGTCGAGGGTGACACAAACGTGGCTGGCGTATTCGTCAACTGGGATGATGACGACACCGACTTCACCGCCGACATGAACGTCGCAATGACCGGCGATATGGTCATCCGCATTGCCAGCGGCACCACTGTGGCACGAGGCGACTTGCTGATGTCAGCCGGTGACGGCACTGCCAAGCCGCAGGGCGATGACATTGTTCGCAGTAAGACGATTGCGAAGGTGACCAGCACAAATGTTTCACATACCTATGACGATGGCAGCTACCTTGTGCCGTGCGTCCTGATGGCCTGTTAAGGAGTAAACGATGGCATTCGGTACACTCAAAGCAGACACCCTGACCCACTCGACTGCGGGTTCGCTGGCTACGAATTTTGTTGTCGGAGGAAGCGCAAAAGGATGGGTTAATTTTGATGGCAGTGCGTCTTCTCTTTCAGCGAGGGGGTCACTGAACATAAGTAGTTTTACCGACCATGCTGCTGGTGAATACACCACAACCTTAACAAATGCTTTTGACAGCACAGATAATATGGCTCCAGTTGGCAGTAACGGAAATACTACTACTGACCCTGCAAATGCTTTTACATCGTGTGTTGCCGTGACAACATCTACTACTCGTCACGAAATTTATTCAGGTAGCAACACGAAGGCGGACAGAAGTTTTGTTCATATTCTGTATCACGGAGACCTCGCATGACGCCTGACTTCACCGGCACACATCTGTGGGACAGGCTCTGTTGGGCAAAGGAAAACCTTGAGCCGTACCAGTCTGACTACCGGGTTGTCTACGAGGACAGCATCGACGAGTGCGCCAAGATACTGGTTCCTGACCCTAACTGGATGGCGTGTGCATTGCAGGGTGGCATCTTACCGCCTGTGTGGGTGTATCACGAACTTGCAAAGGATGAAGCCCAGCCCGACTTCAAGCGGCACACCCGTGGCTACCTGCTGCACGAGACACCGCCTGTTGGCCCAATGACCGAAGAACAGGCCATTGAATACCTGATTATGAAAGATTGCCCACAGTCTGTGTGGAAGACTTGGGATGAGGGCAACCGCCCGAAGATGGTAATCTGCAAGAAAGAGCAGTTGCCAGCAACACGTGAGTGGAGAAACGCATGGCGCATCTCCGACGACTTAGACCTAGCAGCATAAGGAGTAAACTATGGCTGTAACAACCTACATCGTAGACAAGGACGGGAACCAGATTGACGCTTCCACGGCTACCGTTCCATCTGACCGTGCCTTTCGTGGTGCATGGTCTCTGAACGGAAGCGTCATCTCTGAGGACATGACTAAGGCCAAAGAAATCTTCAAGGACAAGGTTCGTGAAGTTCGCAAGCCTCTGCTCGACGCCGAAGACGTAACGTACATGAAGGCACTTGAGGCTGGTGATACGGACGCACAGGCTGCATCTGTAGCTGCCAAGAATGCTCTTCGTAATGCACCTGCCGCTGCTGCAATCGACGCTGCAACTGACATTGCAGGTCTCAAGGCAGCTTGGGATGCAGACACTCTTGGCGACTCGCCCTACGCATAAGGAGGCTTATCAATGGCACTAACAAAAATTACTGGTGAAGGCGTTGGTGCCGTTGATAGCCTGTCCGTGGACGGCAGCACGATTAAGCTGGACGGTAACTACCCGACAGGTTCAGGCAATGTGGCACTTGGAAATGCCGCACTGGATGATGCCGGTCTTTCTGGTGGCTTTAATGTTGCCGTAGGAAGCAGTGCGCTAGGTGCAAACACAAGCGGTAATGACAACACATCTCTTGGCACCAGCAGCATGTCTGCCAACACTACTGGAAGTGATAACACGGCGGTGGGTCGTCAGGCACTGCTTTCTAACACCACAGCATCTAACAACACTGCTGTTGGATATCAGTCTCTGTACGCAAACACCATTGGCACCAACAATGCGGGTCACGGGTACCGTGCGCTTTACCTGAACACCGAAGGGTCTAACCACACCGCACTTGGCGCAGAAACACTTGCAGCTAACACAACTGGGGCAAACAATACGGCAGTTGGATATTTTGCACTCACCGCAGCAACCACCGCATCTAACAACACTGCTGTTGGCAAAGGTTCTGGGCAGAGTTTAACGACTGGTGCTGGCAATACTTTCTTGGGCGTTAGTGCTGGCGGTGCAATTACAACAGGTTCAAAGAATGTTGTCTTAGGACAGTACAACGGCAATCAGGATGGCGTAGACATCCGCACAGTCAGCAACCAAATTATACTTTCAGATGGTGATGGAAACGTCCGTGTCCGCCTTAATCAGAGTGAGTTAATTTGTGCAGGGGTGTACGCCGAAACAACTGGCAGCGGCACTAATATGACTGTTCTAAGTTCGGGCAGTATACGCAGGTCAACTTCATCACTCCGCTACAAAAATACAGTCAATGATGCAACGCACGGGCTTGCAGAATTGCTTGCGCTGCGACCTGTTACCTACAAGGGCAACAATGACGGCGACACTGTTTTTGGTGGTTTGATAGCCGAAGAAGTGCATGACGCTGGCTTGACTGAATTTGTTCAGTATGACGACGAAGGCAGAGCAGACGCACTGGCATATGGCAATATGGTGTCACTGTGCATTAAAGCTATCCAAGAACAGCAAGAAACAATCACAGCACTTGAGGCACGTATCGCCGCACTTGAAGGGGCAAACTGATGGACGAAATCACCAGCGAACAAATCGCACAGGATTACACAGCGATGGGTCATTCGGTTGACCTTATCAATGCCATCATTGCTGGCGAGGCGATGGCTGACGACAACGCAGCCGACAGACAAGACTGCGTAGACCGCAACGTCGAGCATCTGGAACTGATGGTGGCAAAAGACTACTGGACTGACGAGGACATGACAGCGGTCAATGCTGCGATTACTGCTGGCAACGGTTATACGGCAAGCTAAGGAACAACAATGGCATACATCGGTAAATCATCCAACTTCGCTGTCCGCAACCGCTATGTCTATCAGGCAACGGCGGGTCAGACATCGTTTAGCGGCAGTGACGCAGACAGTAAGGT